ACCGACTGTAATAGGTCCTGCTGACAGTGCATTGGTTGTGCTACTGATTGTTACGTCAGCACTGATTGTCTGACCATTAGTTCGTATGATGCTGTCGTTACCTAAGAAGGGATAGCGTGTGTCTGCTTCTGCCTTGGTGTAGCTGTTGGCTATGCTGAAGGTGTCGTACACTATTATCTCTATCACATCATTGACTGATGCTCCTGTGACCAACACGACTGATGTACCTGATGTAGAGGTGTAGTCGGTTGCAGGTTTGAGTAGTATACCGTTTTGATATACATCTACGTACTCACCGTCAGGGTAGCTCAATGTGAGTGAGTTGGCATCTGAGCCACTAAAGGTTGTCTGCCCTGCTGTCGCTTGGTAGATGAACCTGTTACGGATGCCTTGCTGTGGTGCTTTTCCTATATATGGCATTATTTATCTACCTTTGCTAAATGGTCAGCGTATGCTTTCTTTACTGCGTCTGTGTGAAACTGTGCCACCATCGCTTTTACATCTGCACTCTCGTTTGTGCTGTCGCTATCTGGTGCTACAACGTGGCGATGGTAGGAACGTGATATTTCTTTACCATCCTCTTTTATCACAGTAGCAGTTCGCACTTGTACGTGCTTGAAGTCACCTACGACTTCTATTTTGTCTTGTATGACTTCTTTTGTTATTGCCATTTTTTTTTCCTTATGATGTTGTAAAAGTACAATCTAAATACACAGGTCTACCATTTGTAATTTGTTCATATCTAAAATATCTATGGTCTGCTTGGTTAGAAGCATTTGTAGTTTTAAGACCTTCAACATAGTTTGTATTATTTGGAAAGTAAATTATCCCCACACTATCTGAATTATTTGTAGTAGGACCACCTTCATCAGCCCACATCCCACCATTAATAATAACTACAGAAGGGGTATTACTGCTTGTAAAAGGAAGATTACCAATACGAAGATTACCATTTGTGCCACCTGAGTCATTTAATGTCAGATTAGCTTGTATATGAACAGTGCTACCAATTTTTCTATAACGTCCAGCTACATTAGAAATCGTCCTAGAAGCTTGTGCACCATCTAATAAGGTAGGTGTCCATGTTCCTTCTTCATAATCATCAAGAGTATTTGCATCTGTGTTAGATGTGACACCAAGAACTACACCTTTTGAAGATGTGCCAAATAGTAAATCACCAGACGCTACAGTAACATCTGTGCTAGACAGCGTTAGTCCATCTGCTCCACTACCTGTAACTTTAGTTAAAGCCATTTATTTACCTCATGCGTAAGGGCTGTCACCCAATGTGCTTGCATCCCAAGCAGCTTTTAGTTTAG